CCGTCAGCGCCGTTTGGGCCGGCCGGCCCGGTGACGCCCTGCGCCGCCCCCCACGACGAGCCGTTGAACGTCAGCACCGTTCCCGTGGCGGGGGCGGTGGCGTTGATTGGCTGCCCCTGCAGTTGCGTGGCGTTGCCGCTCGTCGGTGATGTAATGGAGAAGAAAGGCATCGCTTACTGCTCGAGCGTATGAATCCTGCGAACCTTGTGCCGCCTGTCTGCCCATCGCCAAGCCTGCTGGCCGCCGCCTGGCACCGAGACCATGTACGTCTGCGTGACGCCTCCCTCGACCAACGTCACGCGATCGCCGACCTTCGGATCGCCCGGCAAGTCGTCGGTGTTGATGAAGAAGTCTCTCGTTTCCATCCTCACCATTTGGCCGGCTGCGTCTATGGTGTCCCACCTGCCATCTGCGATCGTCGCCAAGCACGTGCGCGGCACGAGCGAGCCGACGGCCGCGTAACTCACCGAAACCGACAAATGCTGGCGTCGCACTTGGTCAAACCACGCCGAGCCTGCCGCGATCATGTCAGCCACAATGCACCTCGATGGAAACACGGCAGGGCCGCGCGGCGGGCTTGGGCCTCACGCCGCGCGGCCACTGCTTGCGTGGGGATCAACTACGCACCAGGAACGAGCAGCACGTCCACCGTGTTGTCGGTGGTCGCAGCGGCCTTGGCCGCATAGCCCATCGCGGTGCCGGTGGCGCCCGTCACGGCCTGGCCGTTGAACAGGCTCACCTTCGCGCCCTGGGCGATGGCAGTGCCAGCCCCGGTCGGCTTATCGACCGAGAACACGCCCTTGACGTTGAGCGAGCCGAGCGCGTTGGCGGCGATGGGGCTGGAAGCCACACCCACGATCGCGCCGACCACAACGGCCTCGCCGGCCGCAACGCCGGTAGCCGGCGTGTAGTCAATCACATTTCCTTCCGCACGAGTGGACATCTGAAAAAACCTTTCGAAAGAGAAACTAGAGGATTGAAAGCCCGGCGGCCTATCACGCGGACAGGCCGCCGGGCACGATTGCTACATCACGATCAAGCAGTCGCCATCCGGTAGGCGGCGTTCTTCTCCGCCTTCGACACACCGAAGTCAAAGTAGCCTCTGACCTGGATGCCCAACTGGTTGAAGTCCACGTCGGCCTGCTCGACGGTCGGCACGCGCTGACCGTTGAGGAAAGCCACCTCCATCGCAGCCAAGTCGCCGGGGTTGGCGCAGAGCCACCACGTCGAAGCGCTGGTGAGGTAGGACGACGACACGACCTGGTAGCGACCCGCGAGCACGTTCGTGCTGGGAGCCGCCCCGTTGGTGCCGTGGATGAGGGCCGAGCCCATCAGTTCCGCGGCGGCGATCTCGAGCTCCGGCGGCACGAGGAGCAGCGACGGCATGATCCCAAGGGGATTGCCGTCGGGATCCTTGAGCTTCCGGTAGGAGCTCACGGCGGTCTTCAGCGAAGACAGGCTGAGAGCGTTACCGCTGCCGGCCGTCTCCTTCGCGTAGAACGTCGCGTTGCTGTTCTGGAATTCCGTCCAGAACACGGAGTTGAGCTTCAACGCGGCCCCACGCCCCAGACGGGTCGGGACGACGGTGAGAGCACCGAGATCGTCGTTGATGATGTCCTCGCGGCGGATCGACGAGATCCGGCCGTAGGTCTTCGCCTGGATCGTCCGCACCTCGTCGGAAGCGTCCGCGCTCTTGAGCTCGCCGCCTGGGGAAAGCTCCTCGAACTCGAACCCACCGTTGAGGCGAACGCCCGTGACGGCCTTGAAGTCGCTCACGGAACGGATGGACGCGATCCGATCCCAGGTGGACTCGACCGCCGTGAAGCCGGCCAGCAGGAACTTGCCGTAGGTGGCGCTCACGACGTTCGCGATCGAGTGCGACGCGAACGCATGGGCGAGCACCTGGCGGATGTTGCCCGTGCTGACACGGTTGCCACCGTCGTAGCCGTTCTCGCGAGCGGCCTTGAGGAGCACCTCGCCGAGCGACACGCCACGCTGCCGACCGGCAGCCTCGAGCGTGCGAGCGTCGTAGTGCTTCTCGGGATTGGCAAGGCCACCGGCGAGCGCGAGGCTGGCCTCGACGACCTGCGGGCCGTCCACCTTCTCGACCACGTGCACCGCCGGGGCAGCCGGCCGGCTCGCGCGGATCGCACCGAGCAGTTCGGCCGTGATCTCGGCCTTGATCTCGTCCATCGACTTCTCCTTCTTTGGTTCGGCCTCGATGGCCTTCGCCTCGACCTTCTGCTCCACGGCGACGCTCGCCGTGGCCTCCGCCGCAGCAGCCGTGATCGGCTCCTCGGCGGGCGTCTTGGTGGCTTCGTCAGCCATGAGCACGTCCTCACTCGCCTCCGCGGCGATTGCGGCCGACGTAGCGGCGTCGGCTCCGAAAAGAACGATCGAGACTTCTCGCAACGAGGAGCCGCGAACGACGGAAATCGGCCCGGTGAAATCCCGGCCGTTGACTTGCACCTTCTCGCCTGGGGCGACGTTTTCGATCTTGCCGGTGTCGGCCCCGATCGACGCCTGGAACTTGAGCCCCTTCTTCGCAAGCGAGACGACCCGCTCGGCGACCGGCCCTTCGCCGATCAAGTCGCCGGAGAGCGTGATTTGCTGGCCGTCGTTGGCGACAGCCGACGATTGGCCGAGCACGTTGTCGAGGCTGGCGTCGTGGCCCCACAAAATCGGGATCGCCTGCCGGCTCGTATCCATGCCGGCGAGATCGACGACGAGCGGATTACGCGACCACGACTGCCGGATCGCCGCGCCGGTGTAGGCGACGAGCTCGAAACTCGGCAGCGACGACGATTCGCCGTCGGCGGCCTTCACCGAAAACTCGGCCTGCATGGCGAGCACCTTCGGCTGGCCGGCGGCTTCGATGCGATTCTTCTTGCGACGGCTCATGCTGACTCCTCTTGCGGTTGCTGTTGCTGCTGGCTGCCGGCCGGCGGTGCAGGGGCGATGCCGAGCGAATCCTCCATCTCGCGTTCGATCGCACGCTGGGCGAGCACTTGCCGCCAGTCCTTGCCGGCTTTCGCACACACGTCGGCGAGCGTCGTCGTGTTGTTCGCGAGGCGGGCCGCTTCGGCCGTGGCTTCCTTGAGCGGATCGACGTGCTCCGCACCGTCCCACGTCCACGTCCAATTCCACGTCGCGACGGGCGGCAGGCCGTTGGGAATGAGGCCCGGCACCAGGGCGGCCTCGTCGAACCACTTGACGAGCATGCGGTCGAGCACCGCCCGCTCGAGGTCGAGCCGCAGCGTCCGCAGGTGCTTGTGATACACCTGGTAATCCATGCGGCCCGAAGCGTAGTTATACGTGCTGGAATTTAGGGCTGCGACGTTAAAGGGCAGATTCAAGCAGCGGGCGATTTCATTGAGAATCGCCTTCACGAACATGTCGTATTGCGACATGGGCTGCTCGGGCTTCATCTGCGTCGGCGACCAGCCCTCCGGCGCGGCGACGATCATGCCGCGAGCCATCGGCATGGTTTCCCACGAATCCAGTTCTGCGGAGTCGCGCTGCCCGCCGGGCGTGTTCGTATGCAGGATCGCCGCGAAGTCCGCGGCGGTCTCCGCGGCCGTGACGACCGCGAGCGTGTAGCGCCGGAGCATCGCGAACAGTTCGAGAGCCGGCACGATCTCGCCAACGCCGCGGTGCTGGCCCGGTCGGGTGGCGTGGAACCAATGGAAAACGTCCTCGGCCTCGATCCACCGGCCCGTGTTCGTCCAGGCGTATTCGATCGCCCCTGGGTGGTGCCGCAGGAAATAATATTCCGACGGGTTGCCGTCCCGGTCGAACCGCACGCCGTCGATGTTCTTGGGGTCGATGTTGCCCGCCGGATCCTGGCATTGGTCGCACTCGACGAGCTTCAAGTCGAGTTGCACGCCGTCGAGGCCGCGATTGGTGGTCGCCAACGCAAACACTTCGCCGTCGATCACGCGCGAGGTCCGCATGATGCGGAGTTTCGTCGCGAGGTCGATGGCGAGCGACCAGTCGTAGACGGCGCTCTCGACAGCCCGCGTGCGGGCCGGGTCCACGTCGGGGCCGAGATCAAGCTGCAGCCGCGGGCCGCTGCCGATCAAGTCGGTGGAAAGCGTCGAGACCATGCCGGCCAAGTACGAGTTGTTCGCGTGTTCGTATCGCGCCCGATTCCGCAACGTCCGGCGGATCATCGGCGACAGGGCGGCGTCGGCCGAGAGGGCGTCGGCCATGCCCCAGTGCCGCTTGTTGAGCGTCGTTGTCTGCGCGGCGTCGTACCGGGCCTTTACGCCCTTGCTGCGAAGCGACGGCAGGATGCGGCCAAGCCAACTCACCTAGTTGCCCCCGGCATTTCAAGGCGAGCGAACGCCAGCCGCTTGAACGGCGAGACCTGGACGGCCCGCTGCTCCATCACGAACTTGGCGGCCGCCACCTGGCGGTCGAGCTCGTGCTGCTCAACCTCGCCGGCGTCCGTGCGGGCACGGCGGGGCTGGGCAAGGTTCTGCTCGATTGC